ATGACAGAATCTCAGCAAGATACACAAGAGCACTTGCACGTTCCATGGCAAACACAAAACAGGTGAAAGCTGCAAACATTTTAAATAATGGTTTTGATAACAACTTCCCTGGTGGTGACGGTGTTGCTCTTCTTTCTGACGCACACCCGCTTGTAGCAGGTACATTAAGAAATGAACTTGCTGTGGCTGCTGACCTTAATGAAGCATCATTAGAGCAATCTCTAATTGACATTGCTGCATTTGTAGATGAGAGAGGTTTATTAATCTCTACTCAAGGAAGAAAACTTATTGTTCCTTCTGAGTTACAATTCGTTGCTGACAGATTGACTGAGTCTGCATTCAGACCAGGAACTGCTGACAATGATGTAAACGCATCAAGAAACATGGGTATGATTCCTGAGGGATATACAGTAAACAACTACTTAACTGATCCAGATGCATTCTTCATTAAAACCGACATTCCTAACGGATTCAAATTATTCCAAAGAAGTCCAATTAGAACTTCAATGGAAGGTGATTTCGACACAGGAAATGTAAGATACAAAGCTAGAGAGAGATACTCATTTGGTTTCTCTGATCCTAGATGTGTATTCGGTTCACCAGGTGCTGCATAAGCATAACCAAAATCAAATCTTTGAAAGGGCGTATGTCTTTGACTGCGCCCTTTTTTTATGCCATATTGATGGTCTAGCATGACAAATTACACAAACTGAGCTAGCAGACGATATAGAGATTGTGTGATTAAGGTCTATATAACCAAGGAGGTTTATTATGGCAACAACAACATTCGCAGGTGTCGTTAGATCTAACGGCGGCGACGATAAAAGAGGTACCTATGCTGGTTCTATGTTGATGTCGGCTCAATTTTATTTTGATCCATCAGCAGCACAAGGAACTGACGTTCAGGTATCAGCAACAGACACAAGAAAAGTAGTTTTACCAAAAAACTGTGTTATTACAGGTGTAGCATTTAATCCAGACGCAACAGGTGGAACAAATCCTACTATTGATATTGGATTTACCGATTTTGATGGTGGCACTAATTTTGTAGACGTTGACGGATTAATTAACGAAGGTGATGCAGATGCAGGAGGCGTTACAACTATTTGGGGTGGTGACTCAGGCTCTGGTGCTGTTCTCGGTGATTTAGATACACCATCAACTGAAAGAATTAAAATTGTCGGTGGTCAAGGTTCATCTGCTGCAACAGGTGGTACAATCACAGGTATACTTTACTATTTCGTGGTAGACGACGGTAAAGCAAGCGAAGGCAGATAGGAGTAAATTATGATAGGTACAAGTTCGGCAAAAGTTACTGCAACGGGTAATGTAACTACACGACCAGCAAGACTTATTGCTATTCATGCTGTTTGCGCAGGATCTGCAGGAAGCATAGTGCTTAAAGACTCTAGCACTGGAAGTACCTTATTCGATATTGATACTCCAGGTAGTGCTACCGCAGTTATAGAAACTTACATTGGTGATGAAGGTATGAGATTTCCAACAAATATTCATGCTACACTCACTAATGTAACATCATTAACCTGCTTCTTTGCATAATGAGAAAACGGGACAAACAACCCCCTAAAACTAAAAAGTATTTCCGCTCCACTAAATCTGGAGCGGGAATGACCAAGGCTGGTGTTGCCAAGTATAGACGTGATAACCCTGGTTCTAAATTAAAAACTGCAGTAACAGGAAAAGTAAAACCTGGTAGTAAAGCAGCGAAAAGAAGAAAATCATTCTGCGCTAGAAGTGCAGGACAAATGAAAAAGTTTCCTAAAGCAGCAAAAGATCCAAACTCAAGACTAAGACAAGCACGTAAACGTTGGAGATGTTAGAATGTTAAAAGGGTATTTTTATCTTTTTTGTGCATTCTTATCTTTAATATTTATGTACTTGTCTATTTCAAACTCTTTTGCTGAGACCAATACCGTGTCGAGCACGGTAGTAAACAATACACCCCCAACAGCAAACGCACCCGTTCTGCCTAATTCCAATAGTGATATTTGTAAAGTTGGTGTGGGAGGAGCAGTTCAAAATAATGTGTTAGGTATCGCTACAGGCGTTCTCATAGACGACGAGCTGTGTCAGCTTCTTAAGCTATCTCGCTCTCAGTACGCTTTTGGCATGAAAGTGTCGGCTGTTGCTTTACTTTGTCAAGATCATCGTGTCTGGACGAGCATGATGGATGCTGGAACTCCGTGCCCTGTATCAGGTTTGATCGGAGCTGAAGCTGCTGCATATTGGAAAGCAAATCCAGATAAGATTCCAGACGGTAGTAGATACAAAGCAGAATATATTGTAGCAAATAAACCAGAACCAAAGGAGTTTAGTGATGCACAAAGTGCTGTTTTATTTAAAACTTTGTTTATTCTTACTACTGGCCTCCTCTTATTCTAAAGCAGATTGCTTACCTGATGTGCTAGGACTTTGCACACCAGGCGTGACTATCACAGAGGAAACAGAAATAGATGTTACTGAAGAAGATTTAGGAACAGAGATTGTTACGACAACGATAACCACCGTAACCACTACTACAACCACAGTCACAAACGAAGACTCTGGAGACATTCTTGATGGTGATAATGATTATGTAACCTCAAAGTATGAAGGAGATATGGATCAAGATTGGGGCGGTCAAGGTCCTGCAAGTTTGCCTAGTGGTAATAGCTGTGGTCAGTTGGGCACAGATAAATGTGCCATGATTACAGGAAGCGGTAATAACACTTCGACTATGGGTGTATCAGGCATGGGTACAACGTTTATCAACACTATTGACATATCAGATCTACAAATAGATAACGGTGGAGAAGTTAGATACTCAATAAAAGTAGATAAACAAGATGCTCAAGATAGAATATACATGCACGTTTCAGGATATAACGGAACTACTTCAGTCTTTTCAGGCACTGACGTATTGTCTGAGTCTGGAGTGGCATCAAGCTATCAATCATACACTGGGTCTTTCGATTTCAGTGGTGTATTAAATAAAATTATTGTTGAGGTTGGTGGTAGAGATATAAACATGGCCGTTGGTCCGATGTTTGATGATGTTACTGTTAATGTTTTCTATAATGTAATTAATACTATCGTTACTCAACACATTACCACTATGGAAGAGATTTATTATCTAAACATTTTTGATCCTGTTGAATTAGATTTTGTTGAAGAAGTTTTTGAATACAACGATGTTAGTATGGAAGATGGAGAAATATCTTTTACTCCGATTGAACCTGAGATTGAAGACGTAACTCTTGCAAGTGTAGAATTAGAAATAGCTGAGATTGAAATTAATTTACCTGATCCCGAACCTGAAATTGTCGAGGTTGAAACAGAGGTTGAGATGGAAATCGAAATGGAGATGGATGAACCTATCGAAGAATCTCAAGAAGAATCACAGGAATCAGAACAAAAACAACCGCAAACACCACAAAAAGAAGAAGATCTAGAAGAAACGGTAGAAGAAGAGAAATCATCTGAACCTAAAATATCAAAGAAAGAAAAGGCCGCTACTAAAATTGTAAAAAAGATTGATGATAAATCGAGATATGATGACGCTGCTCAAACTAAGACTCTAATTGTTATGCAAATATTAGGTAATACAAAAACTTTTTTTGATGCACAGTCCACAATAGTTGATACGAATGTTACAGAGTATTTAAACAAGACAATAGATGATCAGTATGGTATGTTATTTAACATGGCTCAAGACAACACAATTCAGGAGATGATAAATGCCCAGTATTGAGTACGCTGGGATGAAGGTATCTGGAGGTAAGGTATTTGCTATACTTACACTTCTAGGTGCACTTGGATCGGGAGCTTGGGCCGTATTTAATTTTTACTCCGATTATCTTTCAATGAAGGAGAGGATTTTGCTTTATACCGAGCCAGACCTATCTCAATATGATGAAGGCATGGCTGTATTGAAGTCTGAGATAGACATGATATTGCAGGAAATAACTATAATATCTGATGTGGCACGTGATATGCGTTCAGATATGAAGGCGGATTTACGACAACAAAGTTCAGATATTCGTCATATAACTGAGGTCGTAAATGACGTGGAAGACAGACAAAAAGAAGATAACAGGGAACTTATTAACGAGATGAAATTACTAGAAGAAAGTCTTGACTTAAAGATAGATAAGGCTTTAAATAATCCATTAAGCGGCATGTCCGCTAAATCAAAATGAGGAGATAACCATGTGTAATTGTAAAACAGATGCGGATTGTATATGTCGTTTAAGATAGAAATTAAAACAGTTTTACCATATTTGGTCTTATTTGGTACATTAGCCATGACATGGGGTATGTGGTCAGAAAGACTTAATGCAGTCGAAAAAAAAGCTGATAGTGTTGCAAAAATGCAACAAGATATTGCTGTCATTAAAGAAAAAATTATGCAAATGGATGATAGAATCATGTGGATAGAAGAGTTTTTAATTAAAACTATTGAGTAGTAATGGCTATATCCAGATCACAAATGAAACAACAGGTATCTAAACCTGGTATGAAAAAAATAAAAAAAGTAGCAAGTGCCTTACGTAAAGCCTCAAAAAAACACGCAGCTCAAGCTAAAAAATTACAAGGAGTATTAAATGGCAGACCCAAAAAAAGGAACAGGAAAAAAACCTAAAGGTTCTGGAAGAAGGTTATACACAGATGAAAACCCAAAAGACACTGTCAGCATTAAATTCGCTACTCCGACTGACGCACGAAGCACAGTTGCAAAAGTGCGTAAAATTAAAAAACCATATGCAAGAAAAATTCAAATACTTACTGTTGGTGAACAACGTGCTAAAGTTATGGGTAAAACACAAGTTGCTAATATATTCAAAAAAGGTAAAATAAGTTTAAGGAGAAGTAGAAATGGGAAAACTATGTCCAAGAGGTAAAGCAGCAGCAAAAGCTAGATTTAAAGTATACCCTAGCGCATATGCAAATATGTATGCTAGTGCTGTATGTAGTGGAAAAATAACACCAGGTGGTAAAAAAAATAAAGGCAAGAAAAAAGCCATGGGTGGTTCTATTTCTCAAGATAGAAAAGCCGTATCTTTCAAAAGAATGGCTAAAGGTGGATCAATTGTTGCAGCAGGTTGTGGCATGGTTGATTCAAGTAGACGCAAAAAAACCAAACTCTACGTCTAAGGAGGTAAATCATGAATAAGTTATGGAGCAAGTGGAATAACTTAAATAAAAAAGGTAAAGCAATTGCTGCCGTTTTTATTGTAGTTGTTTTATGGGCCATTTATAATCAAATCTGGTAATGGCAAAAAAGGGTTTACGTGCTTGGGTAAAAGAAAATTGGGTTGACATAGCCAATAAAAAATCTGATGGATCTTATCCTAAATGTGGTAGAAGCGGTGGAGAGAAAAGAAAAAACTATCCTAAGTGCGTGCCCATAGCAAAAGCAAGAGCTATGTCAAAAGGTCAAAAATCAAGTGCCGTTCGGCGTAAACAACAAGCTGGTAATCCTGGTGGTAAACCAACCATGGTAAAAACAATTGTCAAGAAGAAAACTCGCAGAAAAAATAAAAGATGATGTAATTGATTGGTCTAAGAATGTCTTAGAACCAATGAATAAACACCTAGGTTATCCTGCGTGTCCTTTTGCTGCAAAGTGGAGAAAGGATGGTAAGCTTAGGATAGAAGTTAGATCTGACAAATCAAAATATGAAAAACATCTAACAACATTACTCAAAGATTGGAACAAAAAGAAACATGATATAATTATCTTTTGTGATCCTTTTTGGGAACAATATACACCTGAACAATTTCAGGATAAGATAGATTTTTATAATAAGACTTATAATAGACGAGATGTTTACTTTATGGGTTTTCATCCTAGTAATCCAGCATCAGTTGAAGAGCAAGAGTTTTTGGTAGAGCCTACGGATGACTGCGAATATGAGACTGACTTAGCTTATTCTATGATGTTGATACAGAAATTTAAACAGCTATATGAAGCAAGTTGCAAACTACATAAGATAGGTTATTATGAAAAATGGCCAGCCGAGTATTACGATGAAGTCGTAAAAACAAGGCAAGACGAATATGAACGTATATTTAAAAAGGAGCGTACATCATGATGAAAAAGAAAAATGTCGTCGGAATGAAAAAAGGCGGCGGAGCTAAAAAAAAGAGCGTAGTCAAGAAACGTGGCGGCGGCAGTATGAAAAAGAAAAATGTCGTTAAGAAACGTGGCGGCGGTATGATGCAGAAAATGCGTGGCGGCGGAGCTGCAAATCCACATAAATCAAGAAGAGGTATGTAATGGCTACCTCGGGGACCACTACTTTTAATTTAAGTTTTGATAGAATTATTGAACGAGCATATGCTCGTTGTGGTAAGTCTTTAAGAACTGGTTATGAATTACAAGCAGCAAGAGATAATCTTAATTTGCTTTTTTCTGAGTGGGGAAACCGAGGTATTCATTTATGGAAAGTAAAAAATCACACACAAAATTTAACTGCAAGCACAACAACATACACTGCACCAAGTGATGCATCTGATGTTTTAGAATTAGTGTTTAGAGATGTAAGTGGTAGCACTACAACTGACACAAGCATGACTAAAATATCACGATCAGAATATGAAAATATACCTAACAAATTTCAAACTGGTACACCTAGTCAATATTACGTAAGAAGAAACTTATCTAATGTAGAAATTAATCTATATCAAACACCTGATACAACAGACACACAGATTAATTATTTTTATGTAGCAAGAATTGAAGATGTAGGAGAATATACTAATGATCCTGATGCCCCTTTTAGATTTTTACCGTGCACAGTTTCAGGACTAGCTTACTATCTTGGTCAAGAAGTTGCACCAGAAAGATCACAAGAATTAGAAAGAAGATATGAAGCAGAATTACAAAGAGCGTTAACTGAAGACAGTCAATCAACCTCTGTTAATATTGTGCCTCGTAGTTTCTATGTAGGTTAATATGACCTTTGCAAATGGTAATCGTTCCTTAGCTATCTGTGATAGATGTGGACAACGATATAAATACCTCCAATTAAGACAGGAATGGAATGGACTATTTACCTGCCCCTCATGTTTTGAACCAAAACATCCACAATTAGATCCAGGTTATCATCCAGCAGATCCTGTTGCTCTTAGAGATCCAAGACCAGAATCTAATAAAATTTTAAAAGCCAACTCACCATTAGGTCCTGATGATGCAACGACGAATACGTTTGGACAGCCAATGCCTGTTACTGTGTTTGTTGGAGATCCAGGAGATAGTGCTTTTATGACTACAGTACAAGGAACCTCACCTAGTGATGGATCAGCACCAACAACCTCATCTAGTATGTTGCCTCAAATACCACATCAGAAATTGACACTTGTATCAGTGGTTGGTAATGTGACAGTGGTAATATCATGAACTATTCTGAACTTTTAGATAATGTAAGAAACTATACTGAGGTTACATCTGATGTTTTATCTAACTCTGTTATTAATGTTTTCCTTACAAATATTGAAAATCAAATTGATAGACTCATAGATACTGATGCTCAAAGAAGATACGCAACATCCACTTTTGAAGCTAATAATAGTTTTTTAGATGTATCAGGACCAGAGGGAGGATTTAGATTTGCAAGAGGTTTACAAATACACGGTTCTGACGGAACTATATCTTGGATGGAGCAAAGGGATGCTACATTTATAGATGAATATGCAAAAGAAAGATCTACAACAGATACTGACTATACAGGTCAGCCAAAATATTGGGCAAATTGGGATGCAACTACATTGATTGTAGCTCCAACTCCTAACTTAGCCTATACAGTTGAAATGTGGTACGATGAGACTCCTGAACGTTTGGGAAATGGTTCTGGAACGACATCCACCACAACTTTTGTTTCAAATAACGCACCAGAGGTTTTATTGTATGGAGTATTATCCGAAACTTTTTCATACTTGAAAAACGTACAAGATATGCAATTATACACCCAGAAGTTCCAGACAGCTCTACAAGCTTTTGCTAATGAGCAGATGGGACGTAAACGAAGAGATGAGTATGTAGACGGAGTGCTAAGAGTACCACTTCCTTCTGCAGACCCTAAAGCCTAAGGAGGGCATAAAACATGGCAATAAACCAAGCAGTCTGTGCTTCCTTTAAACAGCAATTGCTTCAAGGGGATCATGACATTGATAACGACACTATCAATCTTGCTCTCTATACAAGTTCTGCAACTTTAAACGGAAACACAACAGCCTACTCTGCAACAAATGAAGTAGGTAATTCAGGAACATATGCAGCAGGTGGTGTAACCTTAACAGGTGCTACTGTTGGATTAACAGCGACTAGCGTTACAGCATCAACAGCATTTGTTGATTTTGCAAACGCAAGTTTCACATCAGCAACAATTTCTGCACAAGCAGCATTGATTTACAATAGATCATCAAGTGCTACTAATGCGGCTATTGCAGTTCTTGATTTCGGAAGTGTAAAGACATCAACAAACGGTACATTCACAATCGCATTCCCAACTAATGATAAAGACAGTGCTATATTAAGACTATCTTAATTTAGTGGAGCATTACCATGGCGGATGCTTGGGGTGAAAATAACTGGGGCGAAGGCTTTTGGGGCCAACAAAGTTCGATCACAGTATCTGTTACTGGGTTATCGACAACAGCAGCGTTAGGCACAGAGTCAGTTGTTGCTGATAGTTTAGTCACATTAGGTTCTCTTGAAACCACTTCAGCTTTAGGTGCAGCTACCGGCGAAGCAGAATCAATTTATCCTCTAACAGGCGTTACTTCTTCATTTAACTTAGGCACTACAAGTATCGAGGAGGGAACTGATGTTACTCTTTCGAGTTTAACTACATCATTCGCTACAGGAACTGAAAGTGCATCAGGCACAGTCGATGCAGGTTGGGGAAGATCCACATGGGGATCTTTCGCTTGGAATGAAAACATAACACAGGAGGTAAGCGTCACAGGAGTGACGATGGCTACCACGCTAGGGACCACAACTCAAGAAGTAGGAACTGGTGTTATTGTTTCACTAACAGGTCTTGCGATAACAGGTGCTTTAGGCACCACATCACAAACAGGAACGGCAGTAGAAACTCTTGATAGTCTTTCTGTAGGTGTTGCTCTTTCTGGAGCGACAGTATCAGGTGAGGGCAGTGTTGCTGTTATAGCACCTTCTGATCAATTAGACTTTACCATAGGAACTCCTGTCATTGATATTTTCACACAGGTAGATCCTGTGCCAGTCACCATGACTGCAGCCTTAGGAACCGCAGTTGCAGAAGCTGATGCATTAGTTACTCTCGGTAGCTTATCTTCATCATTTGCTACAGGAACAGAAACTGTTGAGGTGGGAACTGGTGTAATTGTAAGCGTTTCCACCGTTGCAATGAGTTTTGCTACAGGAACAGAAACTGTTGAAGCTAGTTCTTTGGTAAACGTAACAGGACTAGATTTAACAATAGTAACAGGTAATCCTTTCTCTACACCATGGGCAAACGTGGTAACAGGAGCAAGTAATACTTGGACAGAGGTAGATGCAGCATAAAAATGTGTTGCTTGAATAACAAAAAAAGATATATTTTAGAGAGGTTTAAACATGGCAAGTACATATTCAGATAGACTCAAACTAGAACTTATGGCAACTGGCGCTAATGCCAATACATGGGGCACAAATACTAATAATAATCTAGAAGTTTTAGACGCTTTTGCGGCAGGATACTTATCTAAATCTGTAGCGGGTTCTGCTAATATAACTCTTTCTACTGCAAATGCTTCGGATACCGCTGAGTCTTCAAATAAAGTTATTGAACTTACAGGTGCTTTAACAGGCGATATTGTTGTTTTTATACCAGCAGTTGAAAGTGAGTATCTATTTTTTAATAACACATCAGGTTCTCAAACCTTAACCATAGCAGCTACAGGACATCAAGCTAATGGAACCGTAATAACACAAGGAGCTTATTCAAGAGTGTATTGTGATGGTGCATCCAACTTTAATGTCGAAGTTTCAACTTCATTATTAGGAACAACTACTTTTAAAGATACTGTCACAGCAGGTGGTGGTAACATTCTTTTGAGAACAAACGGTGCAGTCTCAGCTACAACTTATACAGGTGATGGATCTAACTTAACAGGTGTTGAACCTTTTCCTTCTGGAACAAAGCAAGTTTTTTACCAGGCATCTGCTCCAACAGGATGGACACAAGATACGGCTTCTGGTTTATCAGAAGCAGTCATGTCAGTGGTTACAGGAACTGGTGGAGGCACAGGTGGTTCAACAGCTTACTTTTCATCTTTCTTAGCCACAACTGATAAGTCAGGAGCTCAACCATCCGCTCCTGTTACAGGCTCAGTTAGTGGTACAGTGGGACCAACAACACTTTCCACTCCAACAATTGCTAGTCATAATCACCCTCTTAGTTTTGCAAATTCGGACCCAGATAGAACGGAACCACAAGATCGTCTTACAGATATAGGCAATCCTGATCGTTGGAACGCGGCTCAGAATGCTAGTGGTGGTCCAAATGCAGTAACTCCAGCAGGTGGAGGTGGAGCACACTCTCACCCATTTTCTGGTAGTTTATCAGGAGCAACCGCAGATGTTTCTGTAACTGTACCTGCTGCAGACGTGAAATACGCAAACGTTATTATCGCTGCAAAAGATTAATGCCCATATTTGACCCTGACGGTAAATGTCCGTTACTCAATAAAAAATGTATAAAACATCAATGTGTTTGGTATAACATGCTTCAAGGTAAACATCCTCAAACAGGTTTAGATGTTCAAGAATGGGGCTGTTCTATTGCTTGGCTCCCTTTACTTTTAGTGGAAAACTCTTCAAAAATAAACGGAATTACTTCTGCCACTGAATCATTTAGAAATGAAATGGTCAAAGGGCAAAATGTAATGAATCAGATTTTAGCTGCTGACCCTAAAAAAAGAAATGAAATTAAAAATATATCGAGTTTATTTGGAAAAATAGGCAGACATCAAAGAGCAATCGAAACAAACAATCCAGACTTAGAGGACGAAACTATTAGACAATTAAGTAATAATAAGGTAAAAGTAAAGAAAGGAAAAAAAGATGGCAACAACAGTAAATAACACAACAGTCAATACTAGAATTACTATTATTTTTGATGCCGCTGGTGCTTTGAATGGTGATGGACCTGCAAAAGGCACAGGCAATACTGAATCAGATGTTTACCTCGACGATAAAATTTATTTAAATCTTCGTTCACACACCGAAATTGATTCTAATGTTCACGCTTTACAGTGGGACGCTACCACTAACACAGGAGAACTTGAATACATTGATAACAGAGAAAATCTGTCTATATCTTCATTTCCTCAATGGGCAACTAATGTTGTCATAAGATGTGAGGCTCAAGATTCTTGGCAAATAGCTCATGCAAATGCCATGGCGGGAGATGCAGACTCTCAAGCAAACGCTGATACAACTGCAAATACAGCAAGGGATAATTACCTTTCTGCACACAATATTACTTACTAAGTAGTTTTGTGCACAAATAAAAAATGAAAGAATATATTTTAGAAGTTAAAAAAATAATACCTCAAGTTTTTTGTAAAAAAATTATTTCTTATTTTGATAAAGATTATGTTGATGCAGGCACTATTGGATTAGGGGTAAATAAAGACGTAAGAAATTGTGTAACTCGTTCTTTATTGGACCCAAAATCTTTTGGTGAAAAAATTTGCACAAATGCAATAAAAGAAAAAATATTTCAATGTGTTGATCATTACAAAAAAAATAACAATATTGCTATTGAAAAAATATCTCAATTAGATTTACTTAAATACGATGCAAACGAACATAAGGCAGGTTATGATTTTCATAAAGATTTTGGTGCTAAAGTAACAGAAAGACACCTTTCTATCTCTATTTGTTTAAATAACGAGTATGAAGGTGGAGAATTTGTTTTTGATATACCAAGTGGACACTACATTGTCCCACAAAACGTTGGAGACGCAGTTATATTTCCTTCTAATTTTATGTTTCCACATCAGGTAAACAAAATAACAAAAGGTACACGTTATGCCTTAATAGGTTGGGTAATTTAAATGGAACCAATTTTTATAAAAGAATTTTTACCGAAACAAATTTTAAACTTAGCTTACTCTTACTCAGTAATAAAATATTCAAATCAAAAAACATTTAAAATAGATAATCAAACAAAATCATTAATATCTGAACATGGTGATTTTTTGATGGAAACCTTAATGGACATGAGCACTCCTGTTGTTGAACAAAATGTAGGTAAAAAATTATGGCCAACTTATTCTTTCTTTCGAATATATGATAAAGGTTCAGACCTCAAAATTCACACAGATCGAGAGTCTTGTGAATATACGGTTGCTTTATGTCTTGGAGCAGATCCAGTAGATGAACCTTATGAAATATTTGTTGGTGAGGAAGATAAGAATTCTGATTATAAATATTACAATAAAAAAGGAAAACTTACGAGGTGCAAAATTGAACACAAGTTTCCTATGGTGCCTAACAATGCAGTAATATTTAAAGGAATGAAAAAAATTCATTGGAGAGAAATATGCAATCACGATCATTTTATTACTGTCTTTTTACATTATGTTGATAAAGATGGTTCTTATAAAGAATACAAATTTGATAAAAGACCTTCATTAGGATATAAAAATTAAATGTCTTTTCTTCAAAGACCAAAAATAAATAACATATATGAAAATTTTATTGATAAAGAAGTAATTAATAACACTATTAATTATGTTGAAAAACTTGATTCAAAAATTTTTCAACCTACTTATAAATCTCAATGTTTAACAACCAATGCAGTTACCTCTAATATTTTAAATATAAATAACTTACAAGCCCTATATTTAAATATATTAAGTCATTTACACAATTATATGATCTTATCTAATTCTTTTTATCAAGGATTTATAAGTCATTCTTGGATTAACATATATTTAAAAGAATATAATCAAGAGTTTCACTCACATTTAGATTCAATATATAGACACATCTGTGGTATAGTTTACTTGTCTGACTCAGATGCAGTAACAGAATTTTATTTACATGATCGCATAGCTGTAAAGCCAGAAGTTGGAAAAATTATTATTTTTCCAGATTCAGTAGAACACCGAGTAGCACCAAACGATAGTGAGCAAAAAAGAACTACACTTGCATTTAACTATAGAAAGTGTCAACAATGGCAGATATTGAATTAAAGAGAAAATAATGATTAAACCAGAAGAACTAAAAGATAAGAATTTTAAAATATATTTAGGAATGCCCATGTATGGTGGGATGCTTACAGAACCTACTTTACATGGTTTATTAGAATTACAATCTTGGACTCAAGCAAACAAAATTGGAATGAGAATACAAACAATGGGCAATGAAAGCTTGATCACCAGAGCTCGTAACACCATTGTCTCTATGATGATGGATGAAAAAGATTACGTTGCTACGCATCTTTTATTTATAGATGCTGATATAGGTTTTAGGTGGCAAAATATAGAGAGATTATTATGCGCAGATAAAGATATCGTTTGTGGTATTTATCCTAGAAAACATTTGTATTTAGAAAAAATAAAAAAAATATTAGAAGAAAACCCTAGTGCACAGCCCGATGAAATAGAAGCCCGTGCTTTGGGCTATAATCTTAATTTTGATAATCCTGATAATTTACAAGGTCATGATGGTTTTTTTCCTGTTAATGAAGCTGCAACAGGAATGATGTTGGTAAAACGAGAAGTCTTTAGAACCATGTTTAAAAAGTTTCCTGAAAGAAAATACGAGTCTGATCAAATAGTAAATGGTGGCCCTTATAAATCAGATAATTGTTATGATTTGTTTGCAGTAGGTCCTTACAATACTCCTAAAGATGGAAAATCACAAATCAGGTACTTATCAGAGGATTATTATTTTTCACGATTATGGCAAGAATGTGGTGGCAAAATTTGGGCAGATTTAGCGATGCCATTAACACATTTCGGTAATCGAGCTTTTAAAGGTCATGTAGGGTCTTTAGTTGCTAAAAAAGAGTAATTTATATATATTGGCACAATGCCACTCGTAAATTTTAGACCAGCACCAGGCATCAATAAAGAAGTGACCGACTACACAGGCGAAGGCAAGTGGACGGACGGTGATAATGTACGCTTTTTTCAAGGATTGCCACAAAAAATCAAAGGATGGGAGAAGTTTATCTCTACCACTTTAGTGGGTGTAGCACGTGATATGCACGCATGGGTAGCTTTAGATGGCACAAGATACAATGCTGTAGGTACGGACAGAAAGCTTTATGTAATAGAAGAGGGTTTAGCTTACGACATTACCCCTATAAGAGAAACACAAGCTTTAACTAATCCATTTACCACAAATGCAACAACATCCGTAGTTGTCACAGATACTTCACATGGTGCTCAAGCGGGAGACTTTGTGACATTTGATTCTTTTTCTGCAATAGATGGTTTAGATATGAATAAAGAGTTTGAAGTAACATCCGTAGCAAACAGTGATGCTTATGTAGTAACGACAACGGCTGCAGCCTCTGGATCTACATCTGGTGGTGGTGGTTCAGGTAATGCAAAATATCAAATATCAATAGGTCCTGAGATATCTACTTCTGCTTTTGGTTGGGGCACGGACAGTTGGGGTTCGGGTACATGGGGCACTCCTTCAACAGTCTCAAACGTAACTTTAGAGGCAAGACAATGGTCACTTGATAATTTTGGTGAAGATTTAATTGCAACCGTTTTAAATGGTGGTGCTTTTAAATGGGATACTTCATTGGGTGTAAGCACGAGAGCCACTGCTATAACAAATGCTCCCACCGCATCAAGACTAAGTTTAGTATCCACACCTGATAGACATTTAGTGTTTATGGGAACAGAAAACACGATTGGAACAACTGACTCACAAGATGATTTACTTATTAGATTTTCAGATCAAGAAGATATTACCACGTATCAACCCACCGCAGAAAATACTGCGGGTTCTTTACGTATTGCCGATGGATCTCGAATTGTGGCTGCAGAAAGATCAAGAGGTCAGATACTTGTTTGGACTGACACTTCACTTCATGGAATGCAATTTATTGGTCCTCCTTTTACTTTCGGTTTAAGACAGCTAGGTCAAAATTGTGGTATTATAGGCATGCACGCAGGACTTGATTTAAATGGTGTTGCATATTGGATGTCTCAAGATTCTTTTTATTTATTTGATGGTACGGTTAAAAAACTACCATGCACCGTGGAACAATTTGTTTTTGACAATATAAATATTACAGGATCTGAAAACGCTTTTGCAGGGCACAATGGTGAGTTTAATGAAATAATGTGGTTCTATCCTAGAACAGGATCGGACACAATCAATGCTGTTGTTGCTTATAATTATTTAGAACAAACTTGGTGGACAGGAACTTTGGACAGAACAACTTGGATTGATCGAGAAGTGTACGACAATCCTGTAGCGTCGGATTATTTACCAACAACCACGGCTAATAATGAGACTATTTCTGGTTTGACTGACGGTGCTACACAAATGTTTTTACATGAGACAGGTAACGATGCTGATGGAGAAGCAATGACTGCATTTGTTAAATCTGGATCTGTTGAAATAGGAGAAGGAAACGATATTCTTTTTGTACAAAAATTGATTCCTGATATTCAAAATCAATCAGGAACACTAAATATGAAATTAGAATTTAAATATTATCCAAACAATAGCACTAGCACCACAAAAACAGCCACCTTTACTGATGCTACAGAATTTGTAAGCTTACGTGGAAGAGGGAGAGAGTTTACTGTTAATGTCGTTTCAAATACTACAGGTACCGCATGGAGACTTGGAACACAACGTTTTGACATTCAACCTGATGGTAGAAGATAAAATAGCTGACAACACTGTTGACAAATTTTTACAGACATTAGAAATGTTTAAAAATTTAAGACCAGATTTAAATTCTTCACTACGTTCAGATTCTTGTTGTATAAACGGATATCATACAGGAAATATACTTAACTTTAAATCAACTCATGAAGTTTGTGGTGAAATATTAAATAAGATTCCTTATGAAGACTGTATTTTACATCATGTTCATCTAATTCATTTTTATCAAAGTGGTTATGAAGAGGCTCATGATCATAAAAATACGGAGGACTTTTCTTTTATTTTATATTTATCTGATTCAGAAGATGGAAACACGTGTTTTAAATTTGGAAAAGATATTTATAAAGTTAAACCAGAGAGAGGAAAAATAATTTTTTTTGCTTCAGATATATGGCATTGGGGAGAACCTAGCTCAGGTAACAAAAAAATTGCAGTAGGAGCATTATCCAAAATAAAGTAAATGAAATTACTGGGACTTAGAATATGTGAGCACAATAGTAATTTTTCTTACTTTGATGGTGAAAAAGTTCATTATTTAAAAACTGAAAGAAAATTTAATATTAAACATCATGCAGTAAATGATTTAAATTTATGGAAAGATATAATTTATGATCAATGGGGATTAAAAGAAAGCGATTTAAATGAAATAGCAATTGTGTTTGATCCTTGGTTATATGGTAGACACGTTAGAAATGATGATTTTTTTCCTTCAATACAATTGGATGATTTTTCATCAAAGTGTACCGTAACACGAGTTAATCATCATTACGCTCATCATTTAAGCTGTTGGCCTATCGTTAAAAATCCAAGTAATCTTAATGGATTTTCCATAGATGGTTATGGTGATTACAATCAAGTGTGGACTGTTTTTACAAATGGAAAAATAAAAGAAAGAGGATTTAGAAACAATGGTTCAATTGGAGCAGAGTATGCTTCTTTAGGGCAATGGTTTGATTTTAAAGGCTTTAAATTAGACTTTCCTGGAAAAATTATGGGACTTCAAAGTTTTGGAAGCCTTGACAAAGAGTTTTTTGAATTTTTAAAAAAATATGATTTCTATCAAATAGGTAGTGTATTTGACGTAAAAAATTATTTCGACAAGCCTGAATTAAAATTAAATTGGATAAGAACAATTCACCTGTATGTTAATGATCTACTATTAGATTTTTTAGAAAAACACTTTCATCCTGATGAAACTTTTTGTTACACAGGAGGTGTTGCCCTAAATGTTTGTTGGAATACTCAAATAAGAAAAAAATTTAAAAATATTGTAATTCCTCCACATTCTTCAGATGAGGGATTAAGCTTAGGAGCTTTAGAATATTTAAGAATTAAACATAATCTTCCTCATTTTACCTTGAACAATTTTCCATATTGTCAAAGCGACAACAAACCAAAAAAATCTCCTGATAGAAATTTATTAAAAAAAGTGGCTCAATTGTTACAAGAACAGAAAATTATAGGATGGTACCAAGGTAATGGAGAAATAGGTCCAAGAGCTCTAGGAAACAGATCAATTTTAGCTGATCCTAGAGATTCAAACATGAAAAAAAGAGTAAATGACATAAAAAAAAGAGAATATTTTAGACCTTTTGGTTGCTCTACAATAGATAACAATTTTAGTGTGAGTAAGTTTATGTTGTTTACACACATAATTGATGAAAAAAAATACCCCTCTATTGCACATGTAGACAACACATGTAGACATCATACTGTTCAAAATAATTTTTTATTTGAAAACCTTATTAAAGAATTTTTTTATAAAACTAATTGTAAAACTTTGTTAAATACAAGTTTAAACATAAATGGAAAACCTTTAGCGCCTGATTTTAAAGATGCTTTCAATTTATTTAAACAATCAAGTATGGATGTTTTAGTCTATGGAAATGAACTTTATGAAAAATAAATATATATTTAAAAGTAAAGTGAAAAATCATTATGAAATAAAAGAAAAACTTTTACAACAAATAGCTTTAATACCACCAAATCCTTTTAAAATAGAAACTAATAATATTCAACATACTGATTGGAATCTTCCAGCAGCAATGCATCGAGAGTACAAAAGTTTATTTATAAAAACGATCAGTGATCATTTAGTAAATATGTGTAATGAGTTAAAACTTAATAATTACCTCATAGGTAATTTTTGGTTTCAACAATATGGAGAAAATAATAATCATGGATGGCATACTCACCCTTATTCAAATTTTGCTAATGTTTACTTTTTAGAGTGTCCAAAGGGTATGAGCACTAAATTTAAAGATTTTACAGAAGAGTGTGAAGAAGGGGACATTTTAAGTTTTCCAGCTTTTTTACCTCACATGTCGCCACCAATCAAAGGTAATAATAGAAAAACTATTATCGCATTTAACACTGATTTTAATATAGTCGAAAACAAATGACTCGTCCTTTTATTGATAGTAATTTATTTGAAATTAATGATGATTTAAAACCTGAACTAATTAACCTTGGACCTTATCGTTATCTATCAATAGATAATTTTTATAAAAATGCAGAAGATATTTACTCCCTATTTCAAACTTCTTGGGTGCAGAATTGGAAGGTTAATGAACATGGAAAAAACTTTCATGAGTATTACGACTGTAGATTGTCTTTTCCAAACAGAAAATATGGATTAAAAAATAAAGATAAAACTATGCTTTTTCTGAAAAGTATTTTGCGATTAGAGAATCATTCTTACTTTCAAATAAGTAGTAATATATTTTCATGGATTTTACCTCCTACTTCAAATTTTCAATTTCAACCTCATCAGGACAATTCAATAAATATTTTAGTTTATTTAGATAAAATTAACTCAGGCGGGACAGCTCTTTATGAAGGAAAGCCAACAATTTTACAAGACGAGTCTTTAGATATTAAATATGATAAACAAAAGGATAATTTAAAGTATCACGTTATACCTTCAAAATTTAATAGGTGTGTTATTTTTGACGGTCAAATTTATCACGGAGGACACATAGAAGATCACTCTAAATATTCAAATGGAAATTGGAGATATAATACAGTATATTTTCTTTACGAGGATAAATAATGGCAAAATTAACATTACAAAGATTTCCTGATCCTAGACCTGAGTATGATGCTCAGCAATCCGCTGAATTGATCAGACAGTTAGAAGAGATGATACAACAGTTAAATACACAATATACTCAAGACACACAAGAGGAGGCCACAAGAAGGGCGTGGTTTTTTAATTAATGGCAGACGTATTTAAAAGATTTATAGCAAACTTAACTACTACTGATTTAACCACAATTTTTACTGTGCCCACCGCAAACGTAGCAGCTACTCCACCTACACCGGTGTCGACATTTATTGTAAAAACTATAAATACACACAATTATGATGGATCAAGCGCAGTGACAGTTAACATTGATCACAATGACGGAAGTAATGATCTACAAGTTTTTCAAGTAGATGTATCAGCGTCAGACACAAACACTATTTCGACTTCTATGGTCTATCAAGAAGGCGATGCTATGAAACTACAAGCAAACGCAGCTTCTAGAGCAATGGTTGAAGTATCAGTATTAGAAGTAAAACAACAACAATAATTGAATAAAAAAATTACTTTTACTTCTCCTTTAAAAGGTTTTGTATCAGAACCTAAACCGTCACAGGTTTACATACCTAGATCATATAAAGATTTGCACACATTTAATAAAACAATAACCAAACCTACAGTAAAAAAATGTCCACCTTTTTTAGATGCTTTAACAACAGGTTACATAATTCCTTTTCCAACAGATATTGAAGTTTTATTAGATGAAAATCAGGTAAAATTTAATATAAACAGTAATATTCCTCCTAACTTTTTTAATTTGATTGGAGTAGATGAGCACAATTTAAATCAAATAAGCAAAGAAATGATGCATCCTAATAGAACTGTTAATGCTGTTTTTAAATTTTTAAATCCTTGGCAAATAAAAACTCCCATAGGATACAGTTGTTTATTCACTACACCCTTTAATCATGTACTTCCATTTAATTTAATCACAGGAGTGGTCGATACAGATACGCACCCCTTAAATATACATTTTCCTTTTTATTGGACACGTGGATTTGATGATACATTCATAATTAAAGAAGGAAGTCCTATGGCTATGGTTTTTCCATTTAAAAGAGAGTCTTGGAAAATGGAAACAAAAGTATGTAATTTATCCATTGAAAAAAAGAATTTGATGTATTTTGATTATTTTAAAAAATTAACAGGTAGTTATAAGTCAAAATTTTGGTCAAAAAAATCCTATAAGTGAAAAGTCCAATAATCGGTTGATTTCTTAGCTTTTCGTCTATAAAACTATAGTATGGCGAAAATTGTAGATGAACCAAAAATCTTGCGTTATGACATGATTGATGGTGAAAAAGTCCCTGTTTACAGTGCTAAAGTAGAAACCACCATCACAAACACTAAAACAGGTCAAGAGTATAATTCACACGAGGAGTGTCAGGCTGATATAGACAATCCAGAAACTGAAACAACTGAAGCAGATATAAGAAGAGATGTTCACGTAACAGCTCCAAATGTATTTGCTGGAGCACATACACTACCGGAGTAAAAATGTTTAAGAAGATATTCAAAGCTGCTAAAAATTTATTACGAAGTCCTGTTGGGCAGATCGGTATTGGTTTACTTTTACCTCAATTTGCTGGTGCACAAGGCATTCTCGGTGGTATAGGATCATTTGCAAAAGCAAATCCTATGTTAACGCAAGCCGCTGCAGGTTTACTTGGTGGTGATAAACCTGAAAATGTTCTAAGAAACGTGGCCTACGGATCACTGGCCAGAGGTATTGGTGCGATGGGTACACCTGAAGGATTCATGGGCGGTGTTAAAAGAGGTTTTGGTATGACTCCTGCTGGTGCTACAGATCCTAAAGTTTATGATCCAGTTAGTCAAACTGTTAGAGATACAGTTGTGCCTCCTCCAGATGTAAAGAAGCCAGGAATTTTAGAAGGGTTAATTAAAAAAACAAAAGTTATTACAAATGCAGATGGTTCACAATCGATCGTTCCAGTTACAGACTTCTTTGAAAAATATGGCACCTTATTAAAATTAGGTTCTGTTGGAGCAACAGTTGCGGCAGCAGCAATGTCTGATGAAGAAAAAGAATTTTTTTATGACCCGAATAAAAACCCTTACTTAAAAACAGGTAGTGCTGATAAAGACTTTTTTGAAGATATCAACCCTTATTACGCAATGAACAAAGGTGGGGGAGTGATGGACTTTCCTGAAAAAGACGGTATGATTAATGGTCCAGGTGACGGTCAATCTGACGATATCCCTGCAATGCTCTCCGACGGCGAATTTGTAATGACTAAGCAAGCAGTAATGGCTGCTGGCAACGGTAACAGAAATGAAGGCACAAAGAAAATGTATGACATGATGTATTCATTAGAAGATAAAGCAAGAAACATGGGGATAGGTAGGGTCTAATGACACCACAAGAATTACAAGAATTAATTGCACAACAATACGGTAATGTGCTAACCGCTGGTCAAAAGCTAACATCAAAGCCAAAAAAAATTCCAACTCAAGAGGTTGTTCAACCTTCTGCTGCAATCGGTCAAGCAACTAACTTAGCATCAACGGCCGCAACATCAGGACCTGATTACTTTGGTATGGGTGTCGGTGCATTACAAGATGCACAATCAACCATTGGTAATGCAGCAGCAATGTCGGCTCAAACAACCGGGGCCTACGATCCACAGTCTTATCAAGCTTTCATGAATCCTTTTCAACAAGAAGTGATTGACAGATATACACAAGAAATGCAAAGACAGTTTGACATCACTGGTCAAAAAAGAAAAGCAGATGCTATTAGTGCAGGTGCTTTTGGCGGTGATCGTGAGGGTGTGCTAGAAGCAGAGGCACAAAGAGGTTTTCAACAACAATTAGGAACTGGCATCGCTGGTCTTTTATCATCAGGTTTTCAAACTGCACAGCAACAAGCTCAAAATGCATTTGAAAATCAAAGAAGAGCGCAACAACAGGCAGCTGGATTACAACTTGCTGGTGGTGAATTAGGCACGGGTATTGGTCAGCTCTTTGGAACATTTGGTGTACAAGCACCAACAACACAAGCAAACTTAGCAACACAACTAAGTCAATTAGGTGTAACAGAAACTGCTGCGCAGCAACAAGCAGCACAACAAGCATTTCAGAATCAAATGGCTCAGTTTAGACAACCGTATGATCAATTAACATTTCAAGCTGGTTTACTTGGTGGTGCGGCACCATCTTTTATGTCGCCAAGCACACCAGGTATGGGCAACCCTCTTTTACAAGGAATAAATGCATTAGCAGGGTACGCTAGATAGGGAGGGTCAATGAGTTCAACAGGATATGACACTCTTAGCGATTTTAAAATCGACCTTACAGTTGATCCTATTCAACCAATAAACGCTATTAGACCACATCAAGGTGGTGGTAAGTTTACTATTTCCGATCAGATGGAGACACCAACTCCAGAAATGGAAGCTAACGCCGCTACAAGTATACAACAAGCTGCTCAAGACGTTGACATTACATCTTACATGAATGCAATGGCAAATCAGTTTGCTGGTCAATACTTACCAGTTAGAGATCAAAGAAGAGCTTACGCTGATCAATACTACAAAGCTTTAGGTCTAGGCAGTCGATATAATCCTGCTGATTTTGAAGCTGAGATCAGACAATCTTTAGGTGAGCTACCAAAAAGAAGTGGTTTAGATTCTACTTTGAACTTTGTTATCGATGCTTTAAATGGCAGAACACAGTTTAAAGGTGTTGCAGGTGCACTTGATGTATTAGCACAAGCTACTGGTAAAGCGCTAAGTCGAGCAGAACAAGATCGTTTAAACAGAATTAACTATCAAATGAAAGTTGGTGAACTCGCTGTTCAACAAGCACAAGATGCTAATAAAATTATTATGGAAAAAGAAGCTGACTTCTTTTTAAAAATGATGGGTTATGACAATGAGGACATGACTAAGTTTATGAGTTTTGGTGCAGATGTTTTAAAAGATGTGTCAGAGCATAATTTAGATGTGCAAAAAGAAAGACTTAAATCTTCTTTAGCAATGCTAAACGATTTAGATGCACCTCTCAATGTAAGCTATATAGATAATACAGGTGCAAGACAAACGGGTATGGCAAAGATGGTTGCCTCTGATGTCGGTCCACAATTAATGTTAGGTCGTCTTATGGATTTACCTGATGGTAGAAAGGTACAAATATATGATATTCCGATTGATGTAAGTAACGCAACTATCATTGGTAAAAGTCAACCAGGCACTGAGGCCGCAACATTAGCGAGTATGACTCCTTCTGCACAAAAAGTTGTGGAGGGTGTTCAAGACTTTGCATCTCTTGATGGCATTAGATCAGATATTTCAAGTATCTTAATCACTGCTTCTAATGACATAAACAAGTTAGGTTTGCCAGGTAATATACAAAGTGTTATTCAAACTGTAGGTAAAAACATTGAATCAATCTTAAACGAAATATCTAAAAATTCTGGTGGTAGTGGTAATGTTGGTACAACTGCGACTAACAAGGGTGAGCTGTTTTTTAACAGGGATCAATTAAAATTTGATGATTACGATCGTGAGGAAACAACCATTACTTTAACAGATCTACCAAAAGGTGATAATCCTTTTGCAAGCACAACAAAAGATGTGTCAGTGTCTATGAATGATTTATTTAGTGAGGAGTGGTTTAAAGAACAAGGATATGACACCAGTTATGCAGAAAACAAAGTTCGTGAGAACTTTATCATTTACGGTTTAGCAAGAGCAAACAAACCAACGGGTCGTTTAAACGTGGATGATATTAAACGTGCGAGTGATGCTATATCTATTTATGGTGCAAAAGCTCCTCAAGATGTGATTACAGCGTTGAAAGAGGTTGATCGTAAGATTAGACAAGCTCAACAAGGTCTAATACGTGCTTATCCTGAGATCATACTTCGAGATCCTACGTTTTCTAATCCAGAAAAAACAGATAAAATTTTAAGAGGCTTAGGATTAGATCCTAATGATTTTGCAGTATATTTAAATCAATTAGCACAATCAGGAACAAGTTCTGATGCTAATGCAATTCAAAGTGAACAACCACAAAATGAACAACAAAGAACAGTGCCTAATGAGTTTGATAATGAAGGTGAAGCTGTAGATATTGATGACCTATTTAGTATATCTATTGAGGGAGTAATTTAATGGAAGAAGATAATATTGTACAAATAGATCCTTTTTTACCAGGAGCTAAAAAAGGTAAGCCAATTACTTTAATGAAAGGCACACCAAATCAAAAAACATTAATGTTAGAATTGCCTGGTGGCAAGATGTCTGCTCAAGATTTACAGACTATAAAAAAAGCATATGGCTTACCTGCTGATATAAATTTTCAACAAACACAAGATCTTTTAAAAAAAATTGAAGCTAGCGATCGAGAAAGGCTTTTAGCACCTATTGATATTTTTGAAAAAGGCTCACCAGAATATTATGGAGAGCTTACTGGTAAGACTGCTGATGCAATTGCAAGAGATCAATTAATAAAAGATCCAATGAACTTTTACTACAATCAAGCCGCAAAAGAGTTTTCAATACCTAACCCAGGTTCTTACATACCTTTTTTAGGTCAGTATTTACCTGATGATATAAGACTACCACAAGATTTAGTTTCTAAACCTTCGTTTGAAATGATAGGTGGTATGACTGGTGTAACGGCAGCGCAAACCGCAAAGATTCTTGGCACACGAAATCCTTTTGCTTTATTAACACCTCAAGAGTTATACGGATCTGAACTTTTAGGAACTTCTGCAGGTAATGCAGCATATGTATTAGGTAATAATATTTTAAGAACTTTATTAGATTTACCTGAAGAAAATTTAAAAGATCAAGGTTCGCAGTTTTTATACGACACAATGTTAAATACAATGTTTACAGGTGGTGCTGCAGCATTAGGGCCAGTCTTTAATCATACTAAAGGATTTATTGGCAAAAACATTTTTGGTATTGATCCTACAAAAAAGAATTTACAAAAACTAGCAGAGATATCTGACACTTATGGTATGCCTCTTGGAATTATTCAAGCAACAAATATGCCTTTCTGGAGAGCTTACAGTAAAGTTATTGGTGTTTTACCATGGGTTGGTAAAGAATTTGGTAGACAACAACAAGCAGTGCAAGAAGGTTCGAGACAATATTTAAGTAAGCTGATGAATTCTGTGGCTCCTTTACAAACTGTGTCGATGTTAGGAAAAGATTTATCAAAGATGATGCAAGATAACTATGAGTCTGTAAGAGCTGCACAGCGATATTTATACGAAAACTTTGAACAGTATGCAGTAAAATTAAAAGGTAAAAAAGTAATAAACATTGATAATTTTAGAAATTTAGCAGAAGAAACAAGAAAAGCTTATCAAGAGGGAGTCCCTGGTTTAACAACTGGTGAGCCCTTTAGATTTCCTGGTTCTGCTTCTCAAGAATCATTTGGCAAATTATATGACACGTTAAGTAAACTTCAACCAAACATTACGATGGAACAAGCTATTACACTTCGTCAAATGTTTAATGATTTTGCTGTAAATTTTAAAACTGAATTCAAAGGAAAGATACCAGAAAATCAAGCACAATCATTAAGTAATTTAGCAGTCATGTTAGAAATGGACATCAGTAATCTTAAAAATATTGGCAATGAAATAGATGACGTTGTATTTAACACTGCGTTAAAAAAACTTTCTGCCGCTAATGATTATTTTGCAGCAACTATACCTGATTACACAGGAGGTGTTGCATCAAACGTAAAACAAGTTAATGCTAATATTTTTGGCCCTGGTCCTGATACACGATATGGCATGATGTATACGAAAGAGGTTTTTGATGTGATTTTACAAAGAGCTAAAAATGATCCTGATGCAATGAAACATTTATTAGAACTATCCAAAGCAACACCAGAGCAAATTCAAGCTTATAAAAAAGCAGGTAACAAATCAGGTGTCGTTGTTGAAATTGAAGCTTTAGTTAAGGACACAAATAAAAATAGTCCTACCTATAATCAAACTATCAAAAAGAAAATTCCAGTAACAAGTGTTGCTCCAAATGCAGGACAATTAAGAGTTGTAAGAAGATTATTAGATGATGCTCTTAATGATTCATTAGCAGGTCTTCCTGTTGGTGTTACACCAAATCAATACCTTAATGTTACCTCTGCTAGTCCAGAACTAATACAGAAAAAAGGATTGAAAGGTGCAGCTCCAGAAATGTTGGAGTTTGGTCAAGTAGAATTTAGTCCGCAAATGTTTGCCAAAAAATTAGGTTTAGATAGTGAAGATGGAATTGAAGTTTTAGAACAAGCATTAAAAGGCACAGGAGTCACTGTTGATGGTATAAAGAACTTTTTATCAGCAGCGGATGCCGCAGGTGCATTTATTGTTAATGATCCCTCTACATTTGTAACCAGAAGAATTACCTTGAGTGGTTTTAAGGGTATTATGTTAGGTTCTGCGATTGGAACAGGTGCAGGTGGCTTTGTTGCTATGAATCCTGTGATGACTGCTTTAATGTTAAAATATGGATCTAAACTTTTAACTGATCCTAAAGCTCTTAAAGCATTCACTGATGTGTATATTGATGCTGTTAAGTTCCCGACAAAAGATCCTCTTACAAAGTCAAGGAGAAATGACATCTTAGCTTGGGCAAGTGAATTTTTACCAACGGACGAAGAGTTAGATCAACAAGACTTTATAAAAGATATTGATCAATCAATTATTAGCTTGATACAAAATCCAGCTGGTAAACTTGAACAAAACGCTGCAAGAGATAAACAAATAGAATTGATGACAGAACAACCAACAGGTCGTGATTTAGAAACATTACGTGATATTGATAGAAGAATAACACCAGATACTGATGAGCAACGTTTTTATGATACAACTTTTCAACCAGATGTTTCATTACAACCAAACATACCTGGAGTTCAGCTTAATCCACAAACCAGAAGTGATTTAGCATTTGGAACTTTAGATGACGCATTAGAAACACAAATGATGAATAGAGGAATAGGTACATTATGATCGCTTTAGATGCAGTTACACCCTTAAGTCAGATACCTAAACAACCAAGAAAAGTTATTAGAATGCAAAATGGTGGTGATACTGAGGCAGTAAAAAAACTAGCTGAGGGTCCACCAGAAAACATTGATATGTTACCTAGATTCGAGGGCTTTGAACCAGGACCTAATCAATTCATGTTACCAGAAGAAGAGACAGTAATACCTAGTGAACCTAATGTTCAAGAATTAATTTTGCCTCAAAGAGGCGGCTTTGGTGGTTATGCTGTTCCTGATAAACCCATGTCCAGTGAACCTTTTTTCGACACTGATATGGGAACAGTAAGACCAGAAGTAACTATAGAAGATAGATTTTTTTACGGCCCTGTCATTCCACCACAAGAAGTATATCCAAGAGATCCAGATCCAGGGATCATGGGCATGATGCCAAACCCTAATGTGCAAATGAGTAACATACCACAATTATTACAAGCCAACTTGCAAAATATTGGGAACAATGGTATTTTTGATTTATTAGGAAAATTAGACAATGAAAAACCTGTGGGCAGTTATAACATTTAAAATTAAAAATTTATTTAAGAAAGGAGAACCCGATGAACATCAAGAACATTGGGGAATAGGATCATGATTGATTTAACAGATGAACTAAAAGATAGGGTACGTATCCATGAAGGCGTGCGCACTCAAATGTACTTGGATTCGTTAGGCAAAGCCACGATCGGTATAGGCCACCTTATTCAGCCTCACGAACGAGAAAGATACTCAGAAGGAGTAGAAATCTCTATGGAAGAAGTCGAAGAACTATTTGATATAGACTTGAATAGAGCTGCTGCGGGGGCTGATTTATTGATAGATGAATGTGTTGGACACGATCTACCACAAAACGTCTCAGAAGTTATACTAGAAATGGTGTTTCAATTAGGCACAAATGGTGTCCGCAAGTTTAAAAACATGTGGAAAGCTATGAGAGTCAAGGATTGGAAGAAGGCCGCTGAAGAAATGAAGGACTCGAGGTGGCATGCACAGACCACAAAAAGATGTGAAAGTCTTGCAGAAATCGTTGCAAACACCACGGATTTAGCATAGGATAGTGTCATGGCAGTAAAAGGCGGAAAACAACAATTAAAAAGAACAGGTCCTGTAACTTTTAAGGGCGTCAACCCTTTTACTAAGTCAAGAATCGGAAAAGCCGATGTTCAAGTAGAAGATCTTTCAACTATTGTAGAGATAGATATGAAAGAAATAGAAACACCATCAATTCTAAGAAAGAAAAAATAATGAAAAAGAATCTGAAACCAGTGGATAAGAAGAAAAATCCAGGTCTAGCAAAGCTACCACAAAAAGTTCGTAATAGAATGGGCTACATGAAAGACGGTGGAATTGTTAGAGGTAAAGCTAGAGGTGGCGGAGCAGCTACTAAAGGCTTAGGTTATAACGTAAGACCAAACTAAATGAAAAAAAAATTTGGTATTCAAAAACGTGGTCTTGGAAAAGCTATTCGTATGAATAGCGGTGGCTCTGCTTTGGACGCACAAATAAGAAAAATAGAAATTGATTTAGATAATATGGATCCCGATAGCGATGCCTACGAGATTTTAAAATCAGATTTAGATAGATTAAAAGATCAACGTGGTGATTATGATAGCCTATCACGACAACGTCTTAACTAATCCAGCTCTTCAACTCATCACCCATAACTTGACTGGCTATGTCAACCTTGTTCTTCAAGGCAGTTAATATTTTTTCATCAACGGTTCCCTGACAAACAAAGTCAACATACGTCACTTTATTCTTCTGACCAATCCTGTGAGCACGATCTTCGCTTTGTAGTCTTATCTCAAGATCATAATTGTTTGAAAAGTACACAACAGTGTGGCTGGCAGTAAGAGTGATTCCATATCCACCAGTCTTAGGGTTCGCAATAAGATACGTGAGATCGCTCGTTGAAGATTGAAAATCTCGAACCAGATCCAAGCGTACCTGATTTTCAGTATCACCATAAAAAGCTGCAGCTTTAGTATCACCGTATTTCTCCTTTAGTTTATTTGTAATAGTTTCGATGTTATGTCGATAGGTAGCCCAGATGATAACTTTACCATCGACTTCCTCTAAGACATCCAGCAATTCATCGTAACGTTTGTTAGGCACGTCGTGAGTTTCACCTTGATCATTAATGGTGAACCCACAACATACCTGATGCAACTTTACAATCTGTGAGAGCCGGTTCACAGTTGTCGTTGTTTTGTCATTGAAAATAAACATTGCGTTTCTTCTCAATGATTCATAAGCTACGAGTTGTTTCTCACTCATAGGTATGAACCTCTTCATATATATTTTTTCAGGTAGATCGACACATTCCTCTTTTTTGACACGAAATGCAGCAGAGTAAATCTTTTTTTCTAATTCATCTAAACGTTGATAGCCTGTAATTAAAGGAAAGTGACGACCACCAGATGTCGGACGATTGATAATCTTGGCATATCGTGCACGAAAAGCATAATAGTTTGTCTGGCCAAGTATCTTAGGATCAAGAAAAGCAAACTGTGTGTAGATATCCAAAGGTGATTTCGTGACAGGTGTGCCTGTAAGAATTCTTTTGTAAGCTATGTCTTTTGATAGTTTCAATAAATTTTTTGTACGTTTAGCATTGTGTGTTTTGATAACTGTACTTTCATCAACAATCATCATTGTTTTATTTTTATCTTGTACCTCTAAATATTTTTCTAAAAACTTTACACCCTTTGGTGATGAGATAGATTCTATGTTCATTAAAAAAACATTAAGTGGCACAACACTTTTTTCTAATAAATCTGTTAACTTCGCTTTAGTAACAGGATCTTTAAGACTAGGGTCCCACGTACTAATTGCATATTTTGTTTTTTCAGGTGCAACAAATTCTGTTATTTCTCTATACCAATTACGATACACAGACTTCGGTGCAAAGATTACACAGTTATCCACACCTTTTTCATGATGCAATGTCATCAAATCCATGATTGCTGTAATAGTTTTACCTGTTCCCATTTCCATCAAATAGGCGAAATTGTTGATGTTTGTATCATGACAAATTCTTCTTGCCTTTAGTTGATGAAGAAAAGGTTCCTTCAAAAAAAAGTTAGCCATATAGAAAATAATATATTGCATTTTGTTAGGATTTCAAGTATAAGATTTGTATTGAACAATTAAGTGTTTAGCTGACACTTATGGCTTGTGGCGGAACAACGTTTCTAACAGAGGCGTAACGCACAGGGGTGATAGAGTAGGGCCAACTGGCTGAGACTATCATGAGTAGGTTCGAGTAGGGTAGATGAACAGTTTATCTGTGTCCCGAAAGTTGGAGGTGAAACAACTAATCCTCCCAAGCTGTTCTACAAAGGAGGCAAACATGGCTAACATAATAGATTTTGAAGACCTCAAACAAGATGCGGGGGATTTAAGAAATCTTCAAGATGATGACTTATCTGGATTATCAAAACTTATTCAACGACAATTAAATTTAGACTCTGAAATTGAAAATATGGAGGAGACAATAAAAGAATTAAAGAGAGAAAGAGATTTACTTTCCTCAGAAACAATTCCTACAAAAATGCAGGAACTAGGTATTAATGAAACTACAATGAAAGATGGCAGTAAAGTTACTGTCAAGGAAGGATTTCATTGTAGAATACCTAAAGCTCGAGAAGATGAAGCTCTGCAGTATTTAAAACAAGAAGGCTTGGGTGACATTATAAAGAACCAAGTATCAACAAGTTTCGGAACGGGTGAAGACAATATGGCTGGAGATTTAGCTGGATATATTGAATCAAACTTCGGCATCACCCCAGACGTGAAAAAATCAGTGCACCCCTCGACACTGAAGGCGACTCTAAAAAAGCGTCACGAAGAGGGACTAACGGACCCTGATGATCTTTTTGGGATCTTCATCCGTCCAGAAACCAAAATAACAAAAGGAAAAAAATAAATGAATCAACCAAAGAAAAATGAACAAGCAGTTGCAAAAAAAGAATCTTCTGCTGTTGCTGCACCTACAATAGATTTATCTGTAGTTGCACAAGATCAAGGTCAAGGTTTAGCTTCCGTAGATATGGAAAGCATGGCTATACCTTTCTTGAAAATACTCAGCTCAATGTCTCCGCAGACTAAAAAACAAAAGAGTGAGTATGTGGATGGAGCA